TGATTTATCTTCCTCTGAAACTGTGGCAGTTTTTTGCTGCGAGTTTTTTAAAGAGTTATGAAAATCACGGGCCATTTGGTATATTCCAGCATTATCTACTTTTCTTAACATAGATATATTATACCCATGCCAAGTAAAACTACCTGAGTTTTCTACAGAGTTTAGTTTATAAACTCTTGAAAACACGGGTGCTGGTATAGACTTGTTAGTTTTTGGATCTATTTCAAATTGATCTTCCATCAATGAGTTCCATCCTCTACTAACTTTTAACTGAGTAGACTTCATCGTCATCAAAGCTTTCTCAGGTCTTTCACCATTGATAATAACAAAATGATTTGCTGTTTTGATAATCTCGTTACCATTTTTCAACACATCTTTGTTTCTATCGTTTTGAGTTGTTTCTGCCATAACGCTTGGACCCCTATCATTACTGATTGGTCTACCTTCTTTTCTCTCAAAAGGTGCCCATTCAGGGTAAGTCATTTTGTAGAACACTGGGATTACTTCAATCCCCTTCTCACCATTATACAGTTTCTTTGTAACTGTATTATAAAACATGCCTGCTTCGGCTCCTTCAACATACTTAGCATGTTTCTTTTTTGTTTCATCTGAACCACTCTGCAGTAATTTCAGAAAAGGTAATGCTAGATCAGTCTTCTCAAT